GCTCTTCAGTGGTTGCAACAACCTAGAATCTATCTGAATAAATTCATCTGGAAATTGCTCAACCATTCCTCTATCTTCATTAAACTTAACTGTTTCTTCTTGTGACACCGCAGCGCCAGCACTTTCTATTTGTTCATTTGACATAATTTTATTACTTTCAGCAGGTGAAATCTTTGTCAATACGTCCACCCAAACAATATTGACGCACTGTGTTGCTCTGGATCTTGGTGATTAACCTCAGGCCATCCTAAGCAGTAACCATAAAAATGGCAGCCCCTCACGTTCAACGCACTTATAAATAATTTTAGACACAGATTTAGTATATATAAATAAAGATCATCGAACTCCATAATAAATATAATAGACCATTACCCACCACGCAATAATTTATATATATATTAAGGTTTAAAAGAACTCCTGTCGCTCTACCACGGCACGTAGAAGAGGGAGTCTATCCACTACCACTGGATAGTAATCCAACTTCTCACGAGCCGAGGAAATGACCTTAGGAGCCCATAAATTAAAAACTTCAGGATCATGTAATGCTAACTCACGCAAACAATTGTCTACGTTATCACATGTTATAGTGTGACTAGCACACCCTTTCTTTGTCCACATTGGAATTTCTAAAATTGTATCCAACTCAAGAGGTGCAACATATCGATGAATCAAAGGTTCAAATCGAAAACCTCTCTTAAGGAAACCAACTTCATGTAAATGTCGACTGGGGGCAACAGTTGTTAATTTATCTTCAGATGTATATGTAAATCCTAATCTCGCCATACCCGTGGCTATTGTGTGTTGATTAAATTTATGGATAATATCATTATGTATAGATAAGATATTATCATCACCATAAACTAAAACATTTACATTATCATTAAAATCATGTAAATCGCCCACTTCAAATATATACACAATTCTAAATAATATTAAATTTACAACACAATTAATAATTGTTGTCAGGGGATGTCCACTTGGCAACTTAGATAACCACTGGTATAAAGTGTCACCGGAAGCATGAAACGAACTCCATACTTCCATGAAATACACGTATCTTGCTAGTTGCATCTCATCAGAGTCATTATACCAAGTATTAATAAATTCTAATACACACATTAATAATTCTTTAAACATTGATGTGTCATACCCTTTATAATCACCAGCTACCTTATGTTTACTAATTGAATTTAAATACTTTACAATCATATCCCAATGATTTGAGTATGGGTTTACTCCAACAGCCATGCCGTTAATCACACAATTCCTCATCACCCAAATAGAAAAAGAGAGGAATAACATTCGTGTGCCTATTACTAAACGTAATGGTGCACCTGATATCATTCTGGTCCTACCTTCATACACTTTAGCAAGAGTTCTTGTCTCATCCTTCAGATAGTCTGAAAAGATATGCAATTGTCTAATTCCTCTCTTAGCTTGATCTATATCCCGTAATACTAACATTCTCAATCGCTCACAATTCAGATTATCTAGATCATATTCTTCACCTTCGCCAAAGAACGCGAATTTTCCTCTTTTATTCAAATGTGGGAATTCTAGATCTAAACCAGCTCCGGACTTACGGTTAATACTGTTATTATATGGGTCCCCAGGTTGACCCAATACTGCTTCCTCGAAAGAAAATATAGTCTTATCTGTATAGACTTTACTCCTATTCATTACAGTTGCAACCATATGGTTATAAGCCTGCTGTAAAATAGCTGGTCTTACAGTAAAACCGGGAACGGAATATTTAGATATAGCCATCTTAAGTGGACTAATAATCTCGCCATCTTGTATAAAAT